GCAAAACGCAACAGCGTACTATAACGCAACAGTAAAAGTTGATGGTTCAGCGGTAACTCCAGTTTGGCAAGGTGGCGCAGCCCCTACAGCTGGAAACTCTACATCAAATGATGTTTACACATATACTGCAATTAAAACTGCAGGATCAACTTTCACAGTGTTAGCAGCACAAACGCAGTTCGCGTAATAGGAGGATAAAGAAAGATGCCAATTATCGGATCTAAAGGTGGTGGATCAGTAGGAGGTCTAGGAGGAATAGGCGGAGGAGCAGCGGCTTCACCCTATAACATTGATTACTTAGTTGTCGCAAGCGGAGGGGCTGGTTGGCACGGAGAAGGTCACGGTTCAGGAGCAGGAGCTGGCGGAGCAGGAGGTTTAAGAACTTCTTATCCAGGTGGTTCTGGTGGCGGAGGCCCTTCAGAATCTCAAATAGAACTTAATCCAAAAACAGAATACACAATAACAGTTGGAGGAGGAGTTTCTTCAATTGCAGGTGCTGATATTACAACAATTGACACAGTCGGTGGCGGTAGAGGCGGTGGTTTATATTCAGATAACTATGGATTTCCAGGCGGAAGCGGTGGAGGCCCTTCACCAAACGGCGGTGGACAATTTGGATCAGGAACAGCAAATCAAGGTTACCCAGGGGGTAGCGGCGGTGGCGGCGGAGGAGCAGGAGGTGCTTCACCAGGTTCTCCAGGCGGCCCTGGAAAAGATGTTCCAATTACAGGTGCTCCAGCAGGATATGCTGGAGGTGGCGGTGGCCAAGGCGGGTCAAGCGGCGGAAGCGGCGGAGGAGGACCTGCACAAAATGGAACTGCTAATACTGGCGGAGGCGGTGGAGGCGGAAACCCATCATCAGGCCCTCACCCAGGAGGTTCAGGTATAGTAATACTTCGTATGCCTACAAAAAATTACACAGGAACAACAACAGGTTCACCAACTGTTACAACAGATGGAACAGATACCATAGTTAAATTTACAGGTTCAGGATCTTACACAGGATAATTTATGGCTAATTTTGTAAAATTAAATAAAAATAATGTAGTTGAACAATTAGTTATGGTTCATAATAATGAATTGTTAAATGAAGATGGTCAAGAATCTGAAGCAAAAGGAATTGAATTTTTACACAAACTTTACAAAGACAACACTGCAAATTGGAAACAAACTTCTTACAATACTATATATGGAAAATATTTTGTTGTAAATGAAAATAATGAATATGTACTAGGACCAGACCAATCTAAAGCATTTAGAAAAATGTTTGCACAAGAAGGAGACGTATATGATCCAGTGAATGATTGGTTTCTTCCCCCACAACCATTTCCATCTTGGACTTTTGACCAAGAAAAATGGAGATGGTTTTCCCCTCAAGGTCTTCCAAAAGAAGATTTATTACCTAATGAACACGCTAGTTGGAACGAAGAACTCCAACAATGGGAATATTATTTTATATAATTAATTTATAAATACAGCTATTGTTTATTGATATAGATATAGTATATATCAATAATAAAGAATTAAGAATGAGTATAAAAAAACATATATCTGCTTGGCCTTTATCTTTAGATCAAGTTCCTGTTTGGGCTACCCTTGATCAAATTTTTTCTAAAGAAGAATGTGAAAAAATAATAAAGTTGGCAATTAAAAATAAACCTAAAGATGGCTTAGTTGGAAAAAATAGCAAATTAACTTTAGATAAAAAAATAAGGCAAAGCAAAATAATTTGGTTACACCCTGAAGAAGATACTGGTTGGATATTTAGAAGAATAACTGATGCAATAGTAAATCTTAACAATAATTTTTTTAAATTTGATATTAATGGAATAATAGAAGGATTACAATTTACAATTTATAAAGCACCAAATTCAAATTATAAAAAACATACAGATAGAACATATGGCAATATCGTTAGAAAATTATCGTTATCTATAGAATTGTCTCCTCCCGAAAGTTATGAAGGAGGAAATTTATGTTTATATGATTCAGAAAAAGAATTTGTACTTGAAAAAGGACAAGGTAGAATAAATATGTTTCCTAGTTTTGTGCTACACGAAGTAACGACTGTTACTAAAGGTACTAGATATTCATTAGTTGCTTGGGTTACTGGAAAACAATTTAAATAAATGAAATACGGTTATTGGTACTATAAAAATATTCTTAATAAAAAAAGAATTAAAGAAATTAATAAATTTATAAAAAATAACTTTGATATTAAAGAATCTGAAAAAGACGGTGCCAAATCTCAAAATTTTGAAAGAAAAAAATTTTTAAATACTAAACAAATTGTATGGAAAAAAATTAAAAATTATTTAATTGATATAGATCAATTAGTAACACAAACTAATCAAAGTAATTTTGGATATAGTTTATATCCTGTAAATGACTATGATTATATAAATCATAATACTTATACTGTTAAAAATGGAAAGTATGATTGGCATATTGATAATACAGATAATCCTTTTATGGATATAAAATTAACAGCAATTTTAAATTTATCAGAAAAAAAATATGAAAATGGAAAGTTTTTTATTTTTGCGCAAGAAGAAATTGAAGTTAAAGAATTTAATGAACCAGGAGATCTATTAATATTTAAATCAGATTTAAACCACAAAGTCAGTCAAATAACCCAAGGAGAAAGAATTTCACTTAGCATTTTTTACAAAGGACCTTTATTTAAATAATGATTAAAGTAACTGATAATTTTTTAGAACAAGATTTAATTAAATTTTTAGAAAACTATACATTAAATTTACCTCATTACTGGGGGCATACATCTAATGCAGATAATTATGCAAAATTCTATGCATCTAATTTAAGTTTTCAAGATCCTTTAATACAATATTTATTATTTAAAATTCAAAAATTAATTAAAAATAAGTTAATTTTTTTAAGATGTTATATCAATGTACATTATTCTAATATGCCAGGAGATTGGCATATAGATGATGGTGACCAAACTATTTTATTAATGGTATCAAAGACATTACAAAAAAAATCTGGTTTGTTTGAAATAAAAGAAAATAATAAAATTAAAAAATTTAATTTTATACAAAATAGACTTATTTTTTTTCCAGCAAAATATCAACACAAAGGAAATGCCCCTATTGAACATAAAACTCCTAGAATAACATTAGTTTTTAAAACTAAATTTAATTAAATTATGATAGATTATTTTTCAAATTTTTTAAATCAAAAAGAAATAGACGAATTATTTAAAATAGTTAATAATCTTTCTTGGAAAGATATTGGACAAGATATTAACAAAACTGAAGATACCGAACAATATTCTTCTCATTTAGCTGTAACTTTAATTAATTCTCCAAAAGGAATAAAACCTAAAGAAAAAATTTTAAATACAATTTTAATAAAATTAAATTCTTTTTACAAAGAAAACTATCTTCCTCATAATTTATATTTTAGTTATTATAAATTTGGTGATGAAATAAGAATACACAAAGATAGAAAAACTAAAAATAAAAATAAAACTTTTATTTTTTATTGCACAAAAACTTGGAATTTAAATTGGCACGGAAATACTGTTTTTTATTCTCCTGATGCAAAACAAATAATTGGAGGAAGTATACCGTATCCTAATACTGCTGTTTGTTTTGATTCAAATATTCTTCATTCTGCCACACCCATTAGTAAATTTTGTAATGAAAAAAGATTGTTATTAGTTTATCAATTAGAAAAAATATAAAGGATGAGTTTACATATTATAAAACATACAAATGATTTAAATTTGATTAGTCCATTAGGATTTAATAAAGATTATTGGTTTTGGAAAAGTAAATTTGAAAATTTTAATCACACAAAAGTTATTAATAAATTTTTAAAATTAGAAAAAGATTTAATAACTAAATATCCAGCAGCCTATGATGGTAATATAAATCTTCCTAATTCTGTAACAGCAAGATATACTTTTTATAATCTTTTTTCTTTAAAAAATACAGGTAAAGAAATAGATTTAATAAAAAATTTTATTAAATTAAATATTAAACAATTTTTAACAAGAATGAATATATTAGATTTAAGTGATTTATGGATTATTTCTTGGTTTAATGTTTTAAGAAAAGGAGAAAAAATAACTAAACATTCTCATTATCCTTTAGGAAGAGCAGAAGAGAGTTTTATTAGCGGTCATTTTTGTGTTAACGCACTTAATACAAATACATATTATTTAGATGTTGGAAAAACAAATGAGTTTCCAGTTAAAAATGAAATAGGTCAATTATCTTTATTTCCTTCTTATTTAGTTCATTGGTCAGATACACATCCTTCAAATGAACCTCGTATTACAATTGCTTTTGATGTTTATTTTAAAAAAAGATTTATAAGAAACAATGACTTTATAAAAAGAAAAATAGTGATACCTTTAATAGTGTAATTTATGAAAAAAATATTAATTGTAGGTGGCGGAACAGCAGGTTTAATGTCTGCATTAATTATTAAAAACATATTTCCAAAAATACAAATAGATATAGTTAAATCAGACAATATTGGAATAATAGGTGTTGGTGAAGGAAGCACTGAGCATATGAAAGAATTTATGCTTTTTTGCAATATTTCTGTAAAAGAAATTATTAAAGAAACAGGCGCAACTTTTAAATATGGTATAATGTTTGATAAATGGACTAAACATCCTTACTTTCATAATATTACGTCATCTGTAAATCATATAAGATTTGGTCAATATCCTGCAGGCTATGCTTATGCCGTAAGTAATGATTTAAATCCAAAAGAATATACTAATGGTCATTGTTTTATAAATAAAGTTATTCCAGGAGATATTCCATTTCAATTTCATTTTAATACTTTTAAATTAAATGATTTTTTATTAAAAAAATGTAAAGACATTAATATAAATATATACAATGATGAAATAACTAAAATAAATACAAATAGAAATAATATTCTATCTATAGAAAGTAAAAATAAAAAATATAATTATGATTTTTATATTGATTGCACGGGATTTAAAAAATTATTAATTAGTAAATTAAATGCAAAATGGAATTCTTATAAAGAATATTTACCAATGAATGAAGCAATAGCTTTTCCCACTGAAGATACGGAAGAATATTTTCCTTACACTTTATCTAGGGCTATGAGTGCGGGATGGATGTGGAGAATACCAACACAGGGACGATGGGGTAATGGTTATGTATTTAATAATAAATATATTAATGCAGAACAAGCTAAACAAGAATGTGAAAAATATTTAGGGTTTAAAGTTAATATAGCTAAAAATATTAAATTTGAAGCAGGTGCTTTAGAAAAAGCGTGGATTGGTAATTGTGTTGCTATAGGATTAAGTTCCAGCTTTATTGAACCATTAGAAGCAAGTTCTATTGGGACAACTATTCAACAATCTTTTTATTTAATACATAATTTAATAAATTATAAACAATCAGACATAGACAGATATAATGAAAGATTTACTGACATTGTAGAAAATATAAGAGATTTTGTAGTTTTACATTATATGGTAAATAAAAAAGATAGTAAATTTTGGAAAGAATTAAAATTAAAATTACCAGAAAGTTTAAAACAAAATTTAAAAAAATGGAAACATAGGCTTCCAATTGCTGAAGATTTTGCAGGTGGTTATAAACTATTTGGACCCTGTAGTTTTGCTGTTTTATTAAAAGAATTAAATCTTCTTGATAAAAAATTAATTAAAAAAGAATATGAAATGTTATCTAAAAAACATAAAGATTATACTCATAAACATATGAAAAAACACGCTGAATATACCTATTATAATAAAAACGTGTTAGGACATAAAGAAACATTAAAAAAAATAATAAATGAAATTTAAGAAATACAAAATAGCAAAAAATATATTATCAAAAGAACTTTGTAATTTTATATATGAATATTTAAAATTATCTGCAAATGCAGATTATTTTTTAACTGAAAATAATTTTAAAGATATTTTATTAGGAAAATTTGACGATCCACAATCTTTAGGTACGTATTCAAAATATTCAGACCGAGTTATGGAAACTCTGCTTATTAAACTTTTACCTATAATAAACAATATAATAAAATTGGATTTAGTTCCAACTTATTCTTATACTAGACTTTATAAAACTGGAGATGAATTAAAAATTCATAAAGATAGACCAAGCTGTGAAATATCAATCACTCTTAATTTAGGGGGTGATCAATGGCCTATTTTTTTAAAAGATAAAAAAAATATAAAAGTAAAATTAAATCCTGGAGATATGTTAATTTATAGAGGGTGTGAAATAGAGCATTGGCGTGAACCTTTTAAAGGTAAACTTTGTGGTCAAGTTTTTTTACATTACAATGATAAAAAAGGAATTTTTAAAGAAACAAATTATTTAGACAAAAGACCTTTACCAGGTTTGCCAGAAAATTTTAGAGTATAATTTATGGATAAAAATATTGAAAAATATGTAAAAATATATAGAAATTTTTTACATAAAGATTTTTGTAATAAATTAGTTAAACATATAGAAAATCTACCTTGGCAAGAACATTATTTTACGGAATTTAATTCACCAAAACAAATAAAATTATCAGGCAAAAATGAATTATCCACTAGTTATGAAAGACAAATATCTACAGAACATAAATTTATTATAGATAAATTATATACCAAAATTAAACAATATATTGATGAACTTAATTTTTCTTGGTTTTCTGGATGGAGAGCCTACTCTCTCTTACGATTTAATAGATATACAAAAAATAAAACAATGGCAGAGCATTGTGATCACATAACTTCCTTATTTGATAATAAAGGTGGTGTTCCTATTCTTAGTGTAGTTATCTTACTTAATGATAATTTTAAAGGCGGAGAGTTTATTATGTTTAAAAATAAAGAGTATAAATTAAAAACTGGAGACTTATTAATCTTTCCGTCAAATTTTTTGTTTCCCCATAAAGTTAAACCTGTTAAAAAAGGTATAAGATATTCTGCAGTTTCTTGGGTATGGTAATCACAGTATGATTGTGGAAAGATTTTCTAAATATTTGACAGCTATAGAATATCCAAAAGAAAAAACATCTTGGAATATTGCAGGTATATTAAAAGATAAAAATGCTTTTTATAAATTTGATGTTAGAGATATGTTTGCTTTACCTGATGGCACACCAGCTCAA